CAGACCTTCACCAACACCCCGTGCGCCAACAAGACCAGTGAGCGCTGGTTACCGGTGATCCTGCAGGGTCTCGGTACCTGGTATCTGCCGGCGTGCCAGTGATCGGCCGCGCGCTCGCCGCAGTCATGCTGTTCGCGGCCGGGCTGGCGCAAGCGCAGCAACCGCAGCACCCGCCGAGCGATCTCGATCTGCAGAGCCAACGCGCGCTCGCCGCCGAGCAACAAACCCAATATCTGCTGATGCTGCTCGAGCGGCAGAAGGCCGCTGACCAGGCGACCGCGCAATGGTGGGCCGACTACGTCCGCGGTATCGTTCCCGAAGCGGCGCAGAAATGACCACCCCGATCGACTTAACAAATAGAGCACTGGCGCAGATCGGCACGAGATCGCAGATTAGCGACATGGAGGACGGCTCGCAGGAGGCGCTCTACGCCAACCTGCTCTATGGCGAACTGCGCGATTTCCTGTTGCGCGAGGGCGATTACGAGTTCGCCTCGACCCCGGTCGTGCCGACCGTGATCGGCGCGCCATTGCCGCCGTGGCTCTACGGCTACCAGTACCCGGTCGACTGCGTGCGGGTGAAGCAACTGATCCCGCTCGGCTACAACCTCCTCGATCCGATTCCGGTCGAGTTCAACATCGCCAACAGCGCCAATGCTCGCGCTATCCTGACCAAGACCCAGGTCGCCTTCCTCGTTTATACCGCCAACAGCGTCATCGAGGATCACTGGGACTCGATGTTCACCGAGGCGTTTGTCCGGATGCTCGCTTCCGCACTCGCGTTCGCGCTCGAAAACCGCATCGAGGCGAGCCGCGAGAAACTGCAGCAGGCGATCGACTTCGCCGGTATGGCGAGCCTGAAGGATGGGTAGCCTGCGTAAATTCACCATTGCGCTGGCATTATACGGTGCCACATCCGCTGCGGCCTTCGGTCAGGGCGCGGTGCAACAGTCCGGGCCGGTGACACCCGGTCATATCACCACGTGGATAAAAGATCACGTCGTCAAGGATGGCGGGGCGATTCCCACCGCCATCGCCAATCAACCCGTCAGTGTGCTCGACTATGGAGCCGATTCCACCGGTGCAACCGACAGCTCCAGCGCCGTGCAAAACGCCGTCAATGTGGTGTGCTCGACCGGCGGCACATTGGTCTTTCCGACCGGCACCTACAAGCTCCATGACATCAACATCGCCGCGACCTGTGGTGCCGTCCACATCGTCGGCTTCGGTAAAGGAGGCACCGCCGCGGCCGATCCCGGAGTAGCCCAGGGGCCGAACGCCACCGTGCTGAACTGCAGCGCGATGACCGACCACTGTATCCAATGGGGAGCCAACAGCGCCACTCCGGCGGCCAAGCGCTCGGTCGGCGGCTCGGTCGACAAGCTGTCGACCTACAATAGCGCTGGCGTCGGCGTCGTCTTCCGCTTTCACCAGCAATATGGTGCCAGGGTCGGCGACGTATGGATGGCGTCCCCACCACATGCGCTAGAGTTCTACGGCAATCAAAATACCACCATAGAGTCGCTCGACATCCGCAATCCGACCGCTGATCCGGCGATCGAGGTGTGGGGCAATCTCGCCGGCACGGCTGCCAGCGGTGCGGCCTGCACGCTGGGCGACTGCTCGACCCGCCAGGACATCACAGTCTTTAAGAACGTCAATGGCTACAGCAGCGGCACAGCTGTCGGCTTTATTTATGCCCATGATCAAACCTTTGGCACAAATGGCAGCTTTACCACTTGGGAAAACGGCGGGTATGCCATCAAGACCAGGTGTGCGGCCGGCCAGGCCAACATCGGTTATTGCCCGCAGCAACTGCGCTGGTTCGATTTGGAGAACGAGTTCGGAACCCTGCCGCTCGATCTGCAGGATTTTACCACCTTCATGTGCTCGCACTGCTATTTCGCCGGCATCTCCGGTGGTGGCAGTGCCCATGTCGGGACTGCCTCACTCGTCAATTACTCCCCGGCCGGCGGTGCTGGCGGTGGCTTTTATCTCGACAACAGCACGGTGTTCGGCGCCAATGGCTCGTGCCTATTGCTCGGCGTCGCCGATGTCCACCTCGATCACAACGCGATCTTTGGCTGCAACCTGTCAAACAACGCGCTCGGCACCAACGATGCCGCGATTGAATTTAACGACACGCCATCGACGGCCGGTAGCGACCATGTGATTTCCAACAACGACTTCTGTGACTATCTCGGCTCTGGCGGTTTTCCCAACGAGGTCGGGGTGCTGATCGGCACCAATACGACGCGCGCTTCGCTCTCCAACAACACTTATTTCGCCTGTACCAAGAACAAAGTAAACAACGCGACATCGGCTGGCACGATCTATGAAATCAACCCCAACCCACCACCGTCCTTTGGCTCGATCAGCAACATTACCGGCTGCGGATCGACCTGTACGGTGACCAGTTTCAACGGCAATCAGCTCGGCGGCAACATTGTGATGACGCCGGGTGGCACGGGCATCGCCGCGACCGGATCGTTCACGATGAATTTCAGCGGCGGCTCGGCGACCACCAACCTGCCGGAGTCGTTGTATCCGCAGGCGTTGTGCTGGTTCATGCTGCATCAGGGCGGCACCGGTACTTGGGCGAGCAGCGCGACAGCCGCCATTAGCACGCCGGCCGCCACATCGGCCGGCGTGACCTGGAACAATGGAGCCACGGTTCCGACTGCGGGGAGTACCTATTTCATCGACTACCGATGTAGCGGATTCTGAGATATGCCGACGATCGAGAACATCGTCAACCAGGCGCTCGATCTGATCGGCTATGCCGATCACGTCGGCAATATCTACGAGGGCTCGAAGGCCTCGGCCATAGCATTGGCTGCCTGGGGCCATACCCGCGACATGCTGCTGATGACCGCGCAGCCGGTCTGGGCAAAGAAGGACATCCAACTGACCTTGCTCAAGAGCGCCCCCAACATCGTCAACGGCATGGCGAATTACCTCGCACCTTGGGACCCGACCGCCAACCCCGAATTACCGTGGCTTTATCAATATGCCTATCCCGCCGATTGCCTGCTGCCGCTTCAGATCAAGCTCACCCCGATCCTGCTGCCGATCTGGCGGCCGCGCGCCAAACCCTTCCGCCCGGCCTTCGATGCGGTCACCCAGAACCATGTGATCCTCGCTAACGTCGCCGCCGCCATCCTGATCTATGTCGCGCAGATCCTCGACCCAACCGACTGGTATCAGGACTTTACCGAGCTGATGATCCAGGCGCTGGCGAAGAAATTCGAGACCGAGCTCGGCCGCCCGTTGCCCCAACGCCCGCGGCAACAAGAGCAACAGCGGAATGAGCAGCCCGACACAGCCGGTTGACATCGTTAATCGCGCGCTCGACGAGTGCGGGGTCGAGGCGCTGGGTGATCTCGAGGAAGGCTCGCCCGCGGCGCGGGCCGCCACCCGTATCTATACCCCGACACTGCGCCAGCTGCTCTCGGGCGCGCACTGGAACTTCGCCCGCAAGGAGTTCCAGATGGTGCTGCTCGCCGATTACAGCGGGCAGAACGCCGTCGATACCGACGTGCCGACCCCTTGGGCATACCTATACGCGTGGCCGGTGGACTGCGTGCACGCGCGGTTTGTGCCGCAGACCTACCCGCAGCAATCCTCGGTCGGCACACCGATCTTCGCCTCGGCCCCGCCACCGACGGTGACGACCCTGGGGTGGAACAGCCCCGCCCCGTTTATCGTGTCCTCCGCCAACCGGCCCAACCCGATCACCTCGCAATGGTGGGAGATCGAAGGCGCCGATCCCGACCAGAGCCGCGTCATCCTGACCAACCAGCTCGGCGCCACGCTGATCTATACCGCACTCATGCAGTACCCCGATGCCTGGGACCCGCTGTTCGAGCAGGCGATGGTCTCGGCCCTGGCGGCGCGGCTGGCAATGCCGCTGATCAAGAACCATCAGGAAGCCCGCGTCATCCGCCAGGACAACATCATGATCGCCAAGGGCGCTATCGAGGCCGCACGCATCCGCGATGGGGATGAGGGCTGGACGATCGTCGATCACACCCCGGACTGGATACGGGCGCGCACCACCTGGGCCGGATGGACCGGTCCCGGTGTGCTCTATTATCCCTGGTGGAGCATCCCGTGGCTGGAGGATGCCGGAGGAACCTATTGATGGCGCGAGCAAAACGCCCACCGCCGCGGCGGACGGCCGATGACGACAACAATGGTGAGGCTGCCTCGCGCGGCATGATGATGTCGCCGGCGATGATGCAGGCGATGCAGGCGATGATGGCGAGCCGGGCGCCGACGATGAAAGGCGGCGGAACGGTCCCGAAAACCGGGCTCTACAAAATGCACAAGGGCGAACGGGTGATCCCGACCGGATCGCGCCGCGCCGGACCCGGCGGTGGTAACAAAAGGCGCTGATGCCCGACCCGACCGCACCCCAAAGCCTGATCTTCAATTCGCTTGCCGCGGGCGAAGTCTCGCCCGCCATGTACGGTCGCAGTGATCTCGCCAAATTCCACCAGGGTGCCTTTACCTGCCGCAATTTCTTTGTCGACTACCGCGGCGGTGCCAAGACCCGGCCGGGTACCCAGTTCATCGGCATCTC